AGCAGTATAAAGGTGATCCCAGCAGACCAGATAATGGCTGAGGCTACAAGGCCGTACTGCCATTCCCCGAAGAAGGCTACTGTTACACCAGCAGACAGACTAACTAGGATAGGGAAGAAAGCTACGAGCACCATTACACTCTCGACTAAGGATACACCAAGGTTCTCCATGATACGACTGAACTTAATAGTATCTTCCTGGACACGCTGGGCAGCGCCCTCGATACCTTTTGCCTTGTGAAACAGACGGTGGTACGTGTCCACCATAGAGGTACGCCAGCGGAAGAGCCAGTGCTGTGTAAAGAAGCTCACAGAGAGCGCTACAGCAACGTAGAGGGCTGCTATGGTACCGAAGGTAGCCAACTCACCGTAGTACTCCCCTAGGGTCACTGTACGGCCCCCTGATAGGGCATCCCCAATCATGTCGTAGAAGGACCCAAAGAACTCGTTAATCTTAACGTCCAGTTGTACTTGGTACCATATAGATACTAATATGACTGCGAGGCCACCCCAAGCCCATAGGCCCCACTCTCTTGTTCTGAAGAAGTTAAACATATTGCTTCCTTACTTGGTTATGTTTCTGTATTCAAACCCAATAATCTCTCCGTCTGACTTAATGGATTGCTCACCGTTCTGCCCTTCCTCTGCTGTGATGGATTGGCTCTTACCTTCTTGTGAACCCTCACGGGCCTCTTCTAGCTCCTTAGCTGTCTCCCTAGTGTATGGGATGACATAGAGCCTCTCGCCCTCCTCAGTCATCAACCAGACGATGATGGTGTCCTCGTTAGTGATCCTGTGGGCCACATATGCTGCCTCCTTAGGCAGGGGGATGCTCGCTGGTTTTCCTATCTCCTCTAGGAAGTACGTATACCCTACAACTACAGCAATCATAAAGGTTGGTAGTATGAGTAGTTTTGCTGAAGCTCGTAGTCTGGATACGTAGGCTAAGTAGCAGGCGAATAGCCCGAATAGAGTTACTATTACTGTTAGACTTGTCATGGTGCGTTACCCCCTCTCCTTGTGATTGGTATCTGCAACTCTGTGTTAAGGTCCGATACCTTGCCATCTTTGTCTACTGTGAACGATACGACTGTACGCTCCGCCCTTGGGGTCAAACCCTCAGTAACGCCTTGGTAGACGATACGGTGCGGGGAGATTGTACGTACACTGGCAGTGACATCGATCGGCGGTCCTACAGTTGAGAAGTACAGCACAGCGACAACGTATTCGCCTGCAGGTAGATCAGTGAAGTTAGCAATCTCGTAGTTTCTACGGACCACCTTCTCTACCCCATTAACGTGGTAGGTGTCGCTGCTCCAACCCAGATCGTCACGCTCAAGTGTTATATAGCCGTTGTCCTTGTTGATGAAGAAGACTACGTCACCGTCAGGTCCACGTATAAACAAGTCGATGTCTTTGTTGATACTACTCGGCCACTCAATCTCTACGAACATCCTTACGGGTGGTGTCACCTCCCCCGTCTTAGATATGGGGTTAATCATCATAAAGGCGATGACGAAGAGTGACGTAAACCCTACAAGCAAATTGAAAAGAAGATCGACGAAGGCTAGGTTACTACTGTAACGTCTCATCCTTATCCTCCAAGATTACTAGTTGTAGTTTAATCACAATGGAACTGACGAGGCCCACAAGAGACGTCAGGAGGGCAGTGCCCATACCGTTGGCAAGGCTCTCGATCGCCTGCTTCATAGACTCGGTGTCTGACACGTCAATCCCGTCAAAGGTAGAGTAGAGGACCAACAAGAACCCAAACAACGTACCAACCATACCAAGGGACAACACAGAGTCAGCTAAGAACCACTGAAGGTCTGTGCCACGTCTCTGGTTCCGTAGTACCCTGACCCCAATCCAAAGGGATGTGACAACCAAGATCGTAAGGTTCACAAAGGATAGGTAGGTGAAGTCGTTTGCAATGATGAAGTCATAACCACCAAGCGGCACTAGCGCTACATACAAAGACACAAGGAGGATAACCTCAGTTGTCCAGAACTTCCAAAATGTTAGGTCTAGTTTCATCCTGCGTCTCCTCCAAAGAACTCAATGAACCGTTGTGTATCCCAGAGGTGCTCATCAAGCCACACCTGATCGATATCATTACCCTCAAGGTACTCAGTGACGTCGTCTGTCTCACTACGGGCAAAGAACTGCATCAAGTCCTCTGTACTTGTGAAGACTAGGAACTTCTCTGGCGTTGTGAAGATACTGATAAGGATGGGTAGTTCAACCTCAAAGCCATTAGACAGGAAGAACACTGTAGTCCGTACACCAAAGCTCTGGCCCACGATGAGCAAACTAATGTCTGGTATGTTGTCCGTATCCGCCTGCTCGATGTACATATTGTGGAACCCTAGTACCCCCAGTACAATGTACTCCTTAGCCCCCAGGAACCCAATGGCACAAGCACTGAGGCAAGTGTAACCCCGTGGGACCACAGCCGTCACGTCGTGGTTGCTAAGTACCTCCGCTATGTTGAAACCCTCTAGGGCGAGGCCACCCCCTGAGACCATCCCAACCTTCTTGATGGCAGGATTGGCCAGTAGGATGTCATCTAACCGTTGTGCAGTGCCTTGAATGATGTCTCCTGTCAACAAGACTACGTCTTCCTCAGGTAAGTTGACCACCCTGAGCTCCTCTGCGTAGAGGGGGGCCGCTAACAGCAAGACCCCCACTAGAATACTCTTAATCATTTGTGTATCTCCTTTAGTGTCTCGTTAGCCCACTTGAGGTACTGTTCAGCTTTCGCCATGTCCTCCGTGGGGTTTCCTTTATAGAAGGCTCGGTGGTTATACTTCATTACGTTACCTCGGCAGTACGCCACGAAGCCTTCTTTACCTAAAATCTGTTTGATATATTCAATACACTCGATACCGTCTGCATGGTTGTAGTGATAAGGTTTGTCTACGCTATTGAACTCAGTACTCATTTGGCACTCCCCACATTGTCCATCGTCGTCTATTAAGTTGTCACAAACATCACAGTATTCTCCTAAGCTCCATTTAGCCATTAAATCTTCTCCGCGTAAAAGACTCGAACCCACTGCTCACAGATACCTGACCGTACAATGTCGTCAAGTGTAAACTCAACGATAGGAATAGGTAGCATGTGTTTCTTAGCTAGGTGAGTAATCTTTGTGAGTCCGTCACCTTCCTTCAGGTCTGTCTGTTGAATGTCCCCGTTAAGTACGATCGTACTTCCTTCACCTACTCGTGTGAGTAGCATCTTCAGTTCGTGTGTAGTGATGTTCTGGGCTTCGTCACAGATGATAAAGGCATTATCAAAACTACGACCACGCATAAGTGCTAGTGGAGCCATCTCGATATTGCCGTTCTTGATCCCAGTCTCTACCGCACCCTTACCCAGATGCTTTGTGAGGACGTCTAGCACTGGTAGCGCCCAAGGGGCGACCTTCTCACCTAGGTCCCCTGGGAGGATGCCAATGTCTTTACCTACTGAGATCATAGGACGAGTAATAACGATCTTATCAATGTTATTGAGGGTATACTGATCAGCTGCAAGGGTAGTAGTTACGTAAGTCTTACCTGTTCCAGCCGGACCAAACACGATAACCTGAGGTGATTTCCCGATAGCCTCGATCAACTTACCCTGATTCTCAGTCTTAGGTAAGATACCGGAAGTAGGTTTGGAGCGAGCCCCTTTATAGGTTGTCTCACGCTTAGTTCGTGCTTTTGGTTTAGGCTTCTGTTGCATACTGTACTCCTATTAATGAAAAAGGGAAGAGCCTCTCGGTTCCTCCCTTAAGTGTACCACACTTTGTTGTGCCTTGTCAAGGCTATCCTAGTTGTAATACTCGTTTACTAGGTTGTCTAAGTCTTCCTGCGCTTCCTGTGCCCAGCAAAACTCAACGGCTGTCTCTACGTGTTGTAGGATAACCCAGAGTTGCTCTTTGTTCATGTCAGACATACAGTAGCCAGCTATACCACTGATTATGTAGTCAAAGTCACTAGGTTCAAAGAGAGTGTCTTTACTCATTGGGTTATCCTTTTGTTTAGTTATTCACACTGCCGTAGGCCAGTAGCTGGGTCGTAGTAGCAAGCACCACCAGCGGCCTCGTCCACGTAGTCACCGTTGTCCTTCTCTTCAGCTACGTCTACAACATCCTCAGAAGAAGATGCGTTGAGGATACCGTATCGCTTACCTGCTGCACGGAAGGTTGTACAACCAGATGCACCACCATCATAGGCAGACATGTAGACGCCCTTGAACTCTTCCCAAGTAACATCTTCTCCTACGTTGCACGTCTTAGAGCAAGCAGAGTCCACATACTGGGATGCCAAGTTAAGGACACGCACGTGAGCCATGACTGGTAGGTCATCAGCCTTGCGACCCTCAACACCGAATACACGGTAGCCGTAGTCCTCTACACGTTCTACCCGTGGTCCATCGTAGGTCTGGATGGTACGGTCGAAGCCGTAGGAGAACACAGGCTCAATACCGGAGGACACGTTGTCAGCAGAAAGGCTGATAGTACCTGTTGGTGCTACACTGAGCAAGTGGCTGTTACGGATACCGTGGCTACGGATCAAATCACGGAGGTCGTCTGGTAGTGTCATGGCGAAGCCACTGTCGAGGAACTCCTCACGGTACAGTGGGAACGGACCCTTCTCAATAGCCAGGCTTACAGAGGAATGATAGCAGGTGTCACGGATGACAGTCATGATCTTCTCAAGGGTGTCAAGGAACCGCTCAGAGCCATACTCATGGCCCAGCGCCTCGATAGCATTTGCTACACCAGTAACACCAAGACCCATACGACGTTTGGACTTAGCCTCCAACTCTTGTGCTGGTAGTGGGTAGATAGCCCGATCGACTACGTTGTCCATAGCCCGTACTACAGCAGGGATGTCGTGTTTTAGTTTCTCGTAGTTGAACCTACGAACACCTTCGTCATCAGTCTCGATGTACTTAACTAAGTTGAAACTACCTAGTAGGCAGGCTCCGTTTGGTGGCAGTGGTTGTTCCCCACATGGGTTGGTAGCAGCAATAGTCTCACAGTACCAGAGGTTGTTCTTCTGGTTGATACGATCGATGAACAGGATGCCCGGTTCAGCCCAGTCCCATGTACTGCGTAGGATGTCGTCCCACAAAGCACGAGCATTGATTGTATCGTATACACGGCCATCAAATACTAGATCGAATGTACCGTCCTCTTTGACTGCTTCCATGAACTTATCTGTGACACCAACAGACAGGTTGAACTGTGTCAGTGTATCGGAGTTGTTCTTGACTCGGATGAACTCAGCAATGTCTGGGTGGTCTACCCGCAGGACACCCATCTGAGCGCCCCTACGGTGGCCAGCAGAGGAGATTGTCTTGCACACTGCGTCGAAGATACCCATGAAGCTCAGAGGGCCACTCGAGCGGCTCTCAAGGCCCTTGATGAGTGCACCACTGGGGCGTAGTGTAGAGAAGTCGTACCCGATACCACCACCCAACTGCATAGTCTTAGCAGCCTCCTGAGCAGCAAGCATAATGCCTTCCATTGAGTCAGGGATTGTCATACTGACGAAGCAATTATACGGAGTGACTCGACGGGGTGCGCCCATAGCTGACTGTACACGACCTGCTGGCATGAAGCGCATATCGTAGAGAACCTCACGGAAATCATTGAAGTGGCCCTCGTCGTCCTTCAGAGAGTTAGCTACACGGGTCATAGCAGCGCGGAAGCTCTCTCCCTTAGAGCGGTACTTCATCTGGTGAATCTCTTCACTGATGCCGATCGAGGGTCCGTAGTTATGTTCTGGTAGGGAGTTCTTAATCATCGATTATCACCATTTCCGCCAAGGACGCCTCGCGCCTCTCGGTCATCTAGTTTCATTACATTCTTTTCAATCACAGCGGCAAGGTCACCGCCGAAGTAGTTAGCAAGGGCAGTAGCATAGAAAACTACGTCCCCTAGTTCTTTGATGATGTCCTCAGGGGAGAACCTTGTCTTGTCTCGTAGTAGTTTCTTAACCTTCTCGGCTACCTCACCGGCCTCCCCGACAAGACCTAGGGTATTCTCGATGAGGCGTGTCTCACCTTCGGTCATTATCTTATTCTCTACCCACTCGCTGTACTCAACTGTATTCAATCTAAACTCTCCACTTCCATTTCCTTAATCTTAACTTCGTCTAAGTCGTACATAGCGTTTCGTACCATTTCAGACACTGACTCGGTACGGTCTGAGATACTAGCGTCCCAGTAGAAGGTGCTATCGTCCACCTTGATGCGTAAAGTCACTTCGAACTCCATCGCTAATCTCCTTCTGTAATATTAAAGATTGCAGTTATACCATGCAGGTGTTGTCCTGTCAAGAGAAAAGAGGTGATCATAAATCACCCCTCAGTCGACACTCTATCTCAGCTTCCATACTCCCTTCGCAGCGTCTCAAGGCTGACAAATGATGGCTCGTATACACCACCGGAAACACATCGCTTGACGATAACACCCTTCCACCAGTCGCCGTTTGCTTGACCAGCCCAATCTTCCGCAGCACCCTTGAAACAGCCCGCGACCAGACCGATAGCGCCACCAGCACCTGCACCATCTTTAAAATACATATCACGCTTATGACTGTGGCCAACAGTGCAAGACCTGTAGCGATTTTGTATAAGCCCATAAGCGTGGTGAGTGCCAGAGATAGCGCGACCAAAGTTACCAGCGCCCACAAAATGAGCGTAGTCCACGCCATCGTAATTATGGATTTTGGGGGCTCCGTGATTATATTCGTGGTACTCGTCGAACCACTTGTTCGTCTGAAGATGCTTAAAACTAATCCCATACTTCTTACCCTCCAGTCTTGGGTCAAAGCTAATCGCTGTCTTGATGCGATGCTCGTGGTTTCCTTCGAACCCAAACCAAGCTGGTTTCTTACGCTTGTTAGACTTGAAGTAATGACGTAGGCGTTCCTGTGAGTCGTTGTAGTGGTTGATGTCCCGCTCGTAGGACTGACTCACAATAGCCTCAGGCTTGCGTGTATCGTAGCTGTTAAGAGACCGCATGTCTGCGCCGTCACCCAGGTCTACAACGTAGTCAGGTTTGATGTCATATAAGAACTTACCTAACCAAGTAAACCGTTCGTTACTCGTCTGTGGATCACTGTGGCCGCAAGACCAAACTACTGCTGTACTCATCTCTTTTCTCCTTCATCCATCCACTCGTCTGGAATTACTTTATCTGAGTATAAGAAGCCGTGGCTATCACACCAATCACCGTAGCTACTCTTCGCTCCCTTGTATAGCTTAGCTCGTGAGTTACTGAACACGAACCTAATGTCTAACTCAGGGAATTGCTTCTTGATCTCTTTGTGTTTACGTCGGTCTGTTGAGACGAACCGACCCTTAGTCTCAATGATGATACCGTTCTCAAGCACGAAGTCAGGGGTGTAGGTTCTAACCTTACTGTCTAACCACTTGATCTTCTCCTCTTCGTAGGTGAAGGTGATACCTCGTTCCTTGAGGTTCTCAGCCATCGCCTCCTCTAGTCCTGACCGGTACCCAGCAGCGATAGCTCGCCGTCGGGTTGAACTACGTTTCATGTCCAATCCTCCGACTCTTCCACCAGGGGTGGTTTAACAACCTTAGTGAGGTACACAGGGCCGTGACTGTATGGGTACAGCTTAAGTCCTGGCCAGCAAGCTCGCTTGAACTCGCAGTAGGAGCACTCCATCTTCAGCTTCATATTAGGAGACGTCTTACTCTGGGGTTCATCCTCGAAGCTACGCTCAGGTGGTACCTTCTGGTTGACCATCTCCTTGATGCGAGTGATCTCTTCTTCCTTAGTCTTGAGTTCCTCGGTAAAGTCGTACATGTCTAAGCAGATGTGTCCGTTTACCTTGTTGATAACTAGGAAGGCACCGTGTGTCTTATTTGTCACAAGTGGATCATCCTTGGCTGAGTACACGTATGATGACAACTGGGAGATGTAACCGAAGGGGTCTTGTTCTCTAAGGTTACCCTCTTTGAACTTCTTGAAGGAGTAAGGTGATGCTGACTTAACGTCAACTGTCATACCGTTGATGACACAATCTCGGCTACCTTTAATCCCGTGTGCTTCCATACGATCCTGTTGGCCTACAACACTGTGTCCTGCTTGCTGTGCAATACATAAAGCAAGCTCTTCGATGACATCGCCATACATGAACTTGAGCAGGGTATTAGCCCGTAAGGGTTGAGCTAATTCTGTTTGATTGATCTTATACCAGAGTTTACGGTCACAAGGTGTCCCAAGGCCAGACATCGAGAGGTAACCACGAGGTTCCTGAGGTTTGGACATGCGGTCCGATAGAACCTTGGAGATAGCCTTCCCTGCCTCACCCCCTAGTACGTTGTCCCAGCCGTTAAGTCCAAGGATCACGTTCTCCATGTCCTCGACTAATGTTGAAATGTCTTTAGTCATTCTGCTGTTCCTCTGAGTTATACGGTGGAACACCGTTCTTATTCATGCGCCCGACCACGCTTACGTAGGTTAGGTAGTCTGGGTAATCGAAGTACTCTTTAACGATAGCATCATAAAGAACAGCTACCTGCTTTTTGGATAGGAATTCCACCAAACCTAGATGGAAGAGACCAGCATCCTCATGTCGAGTTAGCATCATCTCCCAACCATCTTTATATCCTTTTGACTTCGCGAGACCGTGGTCAAACCCACATAGTGCTAGACAAGGATATGCCTCTGCTTTTAACATGTTGATTAACATCTTCTACTCCTGTTGGTATATTCCTTATAGAGTCGTGTCCCTTTAGTAGAGGGTGAAAAGGGGCCGCTTGGGCCCCTCTCCTGTATCTAAAATGGAATGTCTCCGGGACTCTGTTTAACAGGGGCGGGTGGAGCAGAAGCTGTTACCGGTTTGGGTGGAGCTGTCTGAGACGTGTAGTCCTTCGGTTTGATACCAGCGGACTGACCTCCTGCACCCTCGAAGGATACGTGGTCAATCACCTGCACCCCATTGAGTCGGCAACCCTTGCCCATCTTAGTGTCGTAGACATCGACGAAGACTACACCAACCGATCCATTACC